AATAGCTGCTGCGTGAGACTGCTTAACATCCTCACTCGTGTTAGGTATTCCACCAAGCTCCTTTTCTGTTTTTGACAGCTTCATCGCCACCTTATCAGGTCTGTTCATTGAGTACCCACGATACCCTCTGTTTTTTAAGTGGTACAAGAGTCTTGGCTTATTGTTCTCGCATAGTATTGGCATGCCATAAAACACAAGAGCCATTAGAACCTCCTCAAAGAATATCTCAGCCGTCTGTGGTCTTGCCACGTACTGTAAGAAGAACTCATTGCTTGGTGCGTCATCCATATTGAACTTGGTCAAACCATGAAGCGCACCGTTTGAACCACCGCCACCTACGGTTCCTGATATGTCGTATGAGTCACACCCGAACGATCCTACATGCTCGTTAGAAGGGTACTTCCTGCCATTACGCATCTCATACCTGTTCTGAAGACTTACCGGAGGAATCCAAGACACAACAAACCTACCGTTCTTGTCTGGCGTCCATATAACCTTAGTGTCTTTAATGCCGTTCTGCCAATGGAAGCGTCCCCTTGTTATGTGATGGGACTTAATCATATTGTCGTTGTAGTCAATCTGCTGGTATATCTTGGTAAGATTAAACAGCGACTGCTTGCTCTCATCCCTAAATGCATGTGACTCACTTCTTGGAAACTGCCTGTAGAACTCATTTAATGCATCAGCATCACCCTTCAGTGACTGCACCTCATTCTCCCAGTAGTCAATAGCACCCATACTTATCATCTCTCCATCCACTCCCTCAATAGGCTTACTTGGAGTTCTAAGCACAGGCATTCCATACCTGTCTATAAAACCCTCCATATTCCACTCCATAGGAATGAATAGCTTGTACATTCCACTCTTAGTCTGACCGTTTGAGTTTCGGGTGGAGGTGTCTGAGTCGTTGTATAGCTTTTTGAAGTTGTTACCACCCTTGTTAAGTGCGTTACAGGTTGAACCCATCATACACTTACCTATAATCTTACTACCGAGTCTAAGGCACGTCTTTGTTACCCTCCAATTGTTGAGTATGTTCTCTGGTCTCTCCCACTTACCACTCTCATCGTGAATTAGTAACAAAAGCTTTTCACCATCGTAGCTGTTGTCAGCTGTGTTCTTCCAGTCAATAGTTGTGTCAAGACCCTCAAGCACATCCTCCTCTACGTTGTGCATATTGTTCTTTGTAATCTTAGAGGCAGGAACCCTATACGACAGCTCAGTCTTTGGTCTGTCCATACCGTCCATAATGGGCTTGAAAAAGAACGGGAAGTTGCTATTTATAGGCACAACCTTATCCGTAAACATCTTTTTAGCGTCAGCACCAGTCTTTGAGAGTATCCCAACCCTTGAGTCTTTTGCAAGCGTTGCTGTATTCACAGCCTCAGAAGACCCCATAAACGAGAACCCTGATCGTCTAATCTTTAAGTACGACATGCCGAAGGAACGATTATCTGCCTTGCATGCCTCCCAGAATATGTAGAATATTCTGTTTGCTTCTCTAAAGTCAGGGTGTCCTACGTCAATCTTTGTCCACTGTAGGTAGTTGTAGTGAGAGCCTGTTATGTATGTTGGCTTTCCGTTGTTATAGAACCAGTGTCCGTCATCCCTTCTATCAAACTCGCTCTCAACATAGTCAACCCATTTGTTCTTAAATTCTGAGGGCATCTCATTCCACTGGAATATACTCTGTATCCTCTTGAGTTCTTTTGGGTACTCTTCTGCCTCCCAGTATTGCTCAGAGTGTTTTTTACTTCTTGAATATACTTTCTTGGGGGTAGGTGGTAGTGCGACTCTAAGGCCCTCTATTAGGTAGACGTCACCTACTGTTCCGTCCTTTGATATGACAACCATATCGTACTTTGCGTCATAGCCATACTTCCACGTCTTTGCCTTGTTCTTTTTAGAAAGAACACCTAAAGGGACGTGGTTTTTTAAAACCTCGTGTATCCTACTTTCTTGACCTTCTCTCTGCGAATCCTCCACTTGACTTCTTTTCTTCTTTCTCTTGAGGAGCGTTAAGCTTCTCCTCCTCCTCCTCAATACGTTTCATTATCTCAAACGCATCAAAGATAGCGAGCTTCTTTGTGGCAGCAGCATTCTTCAACCTATCGGCAGCAAGCTCATCCTGTGGGTCGGGTTTTATTATCTCCTCCTTAGCAACCTTTACAAGTTGATTCACCGCTATCCTCCCAGCTTTGATAATTTCCTCCTTTATGCTTCTTGAATCCATCTTTTTTTCGATTGTATTTCTTGCTTCCATGAGTCTTCTCGGTCATTCTTCTTTGAACATCTGAGAACTCTTCTCTGCTACTCCTATTCCACTCCTTCTTATTCGCCATGACTATAACGATAGAGTTATATTATCAGTAAACATCCGATACAGTCTTTCTCCATCCACCGTAAACTCATACTCACTCTCAGGCTTGAATGATACCTCATCACCCTCCTTTAACCCAAAGCTCTCAAGCTCTTTGTTGATGTATCGTATCGTACCTATTAACGGCTCCTCACTTCCTCTCTTCTTGATGAAAGAGTCTTTTACTGGGGCTGGTTTTATGAAGCAGTATTTGTCGTGAGTCTTCCACTCATCACCCTTTTTGTACATAAAGAACTGCATAGAGTCAACCAAGAACAGGTCGTCTTTTAAAAAGCTCCTTCCGCTTTTCTGCCTGCCCTTCATGTCGTAATAGAACTTGAAGACGTTGTGGTGGACAAGGAGTAGGTCTCCCTTTTCTATTGGCCCGTCATAGTTTATTGGTAACTCAACCACCTCAGCAATTCTGTTGGAAAACCTGTGGTCTTCTTGAGATGTGCTTACTATAAGCCCATCGTTGATGTTCGCATATCGCTTGCCCTCTTGTGGACGAACGATGAACATGTATGGGGATTTCATTTTAGAAGTTTATGTTGTACTCGATTGAAATTGGCATGTCTTTAAATTCCTTCCACAGCATTATCTCCTTCCCGTTTGATATCCAGATTCTAAATGAATCTATCTCGTCATGAAACTTGATAAGGTGTATCTCATACTCACCACCTATTACCGTCTGTCCAATAATGTAGTGCATGGCGTCCTTGTAGTTCGCCCCTACTGAAATCTTACGGATGTCCATATTACCAAGTGGCGATTGCTACACGCTTCCACGTATTTGTAGCGGTGCAAATATAAATGTAGTCAGCGTCAATTGCCACTTCATCTTTTGTACCCGTGGCTGACGCTGATGCTGGCGCTCCTGAGCTTAGAATGAATTTATTAGTAAACGTAGAGTCTCCTTGGAATGTTAGCGTTCCTGCTGCAGCCACTCTAATTCTCTCAACAGATCCAGCATCCTTAATACTGAGGTTTCCTGCGTCTGACTCAATGCTATCTACAAAAAGGTCGCCACCAACACTAACATCAGCCGTAACACTAAGACCCGTACCCGTTGCCTTGCTAAGCGTAAGGGTGTCTGAGATATCAGCTGTGCTATTGACATCAAGAATGCCAGCTATAGTAGTTCCAAACGCAGTAAACGTAGTTCCCAAAGAAATTGACACCGCTGAAGATGTAGCTGTAAATGATGAATTGTTCGTCTGAAACCCATCAGCCGTAACTGCTGTTTGACTCACCGTACTTGTACCTGCTGTTAAGTTACCCCCCACAGACATAGAAGCAGTAACACTAAGGCCTGTTCCTGTAGGCTTGCTAAGTGTAAGCGTATCTGCAATATCGGCTACCCCTGAAGCGTCAATTTCTCCTAATGTAGAAACTCCAGTAACACCAAGTGTCCCCCCAACACTTGCATTAGATGTAACAATAAGGCCCGTCCCTGTGGGTTTGCTTAAAGTAAGGGTGTCTGAAATGTCAGCTGTGTTATTAATATCAACAGTACCTCCAACAGTAATGCCTGTTGTTGTTACGGCTCCTTGGTCGCAAACTTGCTGTAGTGTAATTGTAGATACAGGAGCAGACATCACATACGCTGCAATGTCAGACATCAAGAAGTTGTTGGTAGCCCCATTCGCAGCTAAAGACCCTATTACTATGCTATCAGCAACAGGTGTTGCCGTAGGGTATGCCGCTAGAAAATTTATTTTTGCCATTTTACACTTTTTGAAGAGGTTGATTATCCTTCGTAGTAACTTCACCATTTGTCATGTTGATTGTTGAGTCAGCGCCATACTTCTCAATGAGGGCATCCTCAAGGACTTTAAACTCTTCCTTGATAACGTCAATCTCACTAAGCACTACCTGCTTGTTAAGCTCAATATCACCAAGCATTATCTTTGCCTGATTGAACTTCTCTCTTGCAGCCTGTATCTGCTCTAACTCTGTTGTTTCTAATTTCATTTGATTACAAATTTACGATATTTCTTCCGACTCGTATTCCAAGGTAATGTTGACCGTTGAATCCGTAGTCAGCGCTAAAGTACGTCTTTTTTACAGTCGCCTGTATGCCAAGCCCCATTAAAGGCACGTAGCTTGTCCTGAAGTCTGACATAAGTCCTGCATTCCCATGTACCCCTAACGCCCATCTTAATGGAACCCTCTTAGGCGTGTACGTAACCATTAGGTTCTCAGACCTGTTCTGGTAGTTCTGCCAAGACAGAGATACCGTAGCTGACTTATGGTCTATCGCTGTGTCGTACTTAGCTATCTCAGTTAGCCACGCCTCAACGATTTTAACGGTGTCAACTAAAAAGAGCGTGTCTAATCGATTAACTATTAGCTCTGATGTGATTGTGTCCCTTATAGTGACAAACTCCTTAGAAACGAATCTAACGGTGTCTGTGCGCCATCTGTCAACATACTCGATGGTGGGAACTGGTTTCTCAATAACTGTGGTTACGGGCTTTCCGCTTGTACCTCCGCATCCCCTCCAAGCTATTATCACCCCAAGAAGGAATGCCAGCAGGTATGGGAGATACGTCTTTATAAGATGATTTGCTAAGTCGTTCAATTCGGAGTGATGATGCAATTAGTACTACGCATAGAAAGAATATGATGACGAGCAGTACCTTATGCCCACCATCAAGCCTCACTACTGTGTCCAGTAACCGTACTCAACAACAACAGGGCCTCCTGATGCTATTACCTCACACCCTACAGTAGCCTTAATCGGGAAGAATCCCCACTCGCCTGCGCCTAAGTCAGCGTAAGCAACAGAGGCTCCAGTCCTCAGTGTAATGACGTTTGCTCCGTCAGTGTTTTTGATGTACAAATAGGTTATTGCAGCCTTTGCAGCTGGGATTATAACAGTAGCAGCAAGCGTATCTACAGACTCACGACCTGTATTGATGACAGGATTTGTTACTGTAATAGCGTCTGTTTGTGAAATAGCCAAGGCCTCAGACGTTGCGTCAGAGCTTGTGATGTTAAGTGTTGCTTGTATTGTTGCCATGTCTTATCGTTTCAAGAACAAAGGTAGTGATATTCTACTCAACACTCAGACCTCCTTGTTCTCGTCATTTGAATTGAAAAGGTTATAGACCTTCACGCCTACCGTAATGGTTAACGATAAAGCGGTTATGCCTAAAACGTATATACTCAATGTCTCCTTCACTCCTGTTATCCAAAACGCGGATAATATCAATCCAAACCCATCAACCATGTACAGTAATATATCGCTCTTTGTCTGGGGAGGAAACAGTATGCTTGCCAACCTTTCCATTAGTGTTTCTTTTCAAAAGTCCCTAATCCTAAAAGAGCAGCGGCAGACATTACTAATGTGTTAGCTACACTTTCATTTATCTCTAATTTTTCAAACAAATCAACTACAAATGCACACAAGACAACCGATAGGACAACATAACCTGCTATCCTCTTACTACTCAAGTTGTTGTTTGCATCCCTTAGTAGGCTCATAATAATGTTGGTTGCGGCTTAGGCGGTAAAGTATTAACGCATTCGGCTATCTCTTCTGGAGACAAACCATCTCCATCAAGAACGTGCAGGTATCTAATAGTGTCATCATCATATTCTGACCATGCCCACCATTGGTCAGTTATACCTGTGCATCCCCTTTTGGTTGCTTCAAGTTGATTGCGCTCAATCGCTTCAGGTGTTGGTAGTTCAAGGTACATATTTGTCTATTAAAATTTCTGTAATTCCAGCTCGATCAACGGCTGAGTTGTCGGGGTCATAAACAATAAACTCTTGAATCAAACCATCGTACTCCCATCCAGTATTCCAGTAACGACCAAACTTAACAGTTACCCACCATCTATTCGGATTGGCGTTATAATGATTAACCACCGTAGGAGTCCCAATAGAAATTTCATCGTAAAGGTCATCTCTGGTTGATGGTGATTTAAGTACGTTGTTTACATATAAAGCATCAGGGCGGAAGTTATTGCCTTCTACTGCGGTAGAAGTTGAACCCTCGTGAACGGCAGGAGAATACTTGTCAGTAGCTCCCGATAGCATTATGAATTTAGTATCCGTTGTACTTCCAACATAATATACATCAAAATAGTATGGGCCTCCAAGATTAACGGCAATAATCCAATCGTCAACACCATCAAATTTCATAGCTGGAAGGCCATTAGTCGGGTCTGTTATTACTGACCCTGAGTCTACTATTTGTGGCTGTGCATTTGCCGTTGTTTGCTCGAATCCATTAGTGCTATTTTGATTGTAAGCCGTAGTTACAAACCCATCATTTCCAGCACCTACAAACGCAACCAATGAGCTTACGTCTAAAGCATTACTGTCTAAGAATCCTATGTCTTGTTCCGCATTATCCGAACTACGCCTAACCCTAATAGCATCACCAGTATAATCCGACTTCATTTTTTGAAGTGAGAATCCGCACTGAATATCAGTTGGGTACTCATCCATTATATAAACGTAAGGTGCATCCCCACCACTTAGGTTAGCAGGGAGACCTCCTATGATATTGCTGTTTGCTATGGCTATCACCAGAGAGCAACTATGTTGGTTGCTGTAGTTCCAGTAGCGAACACCTGCGTAACCTGAACAGGCATAAAGCTGCCTGCTGGTACTCCAGTGAACACAACGTCATTCCCAGCTGCCGTCTTTACCTTCACGTCACCAGTAACGCCTACGTAAAGAACGCATCCGTTCTCTTCAGCGGCTGCGTAAATCACATACGCCTCACCACTTGCCATAATGTCTGCACTGATACTAAGGGTAGTATCGCTATCAATAGCGGTTACTGTAGCAGTAGTGCCATCAGTAGTATTAATGACAATGTCACCAACACTTACTGTTGTAGTAAAGGCTCCTGCTGAATTAACTAATTTAGTCGCTGTAGTAGCAGTGGCTGCCCCTGATTGTTGGACTCCTCCTGCTGCTGGTATTGATATAGTGTCTGACGGGATTACCGCTAAAGCCTGACCAGCTTGTAATTTTTGATACGCCATTTTTCTTTTGCTTTGCTTGCAAAGATAACGACTTTACTTTTTATCGTATGGGAACATTCGGTTCAGGGTATCTTTTCTGGCCCCACAGCCGCATCCTCCACCCGATACCTTCTCAACAACCTTCTTGATTCCTGTCTTCTCGGTGAAGTTCTCAATGGTGTCCCCAAGCCCCTTGGGCTTTGAATTTTTTACGATTCTATTCATCAGTATTTGCCTTTTCTTGATTTCGGTGAGCTTTTCTTTGATCCGCCCTTACCTGCCCATAGGTTCTCTTTGGCTGTGTCGCACTTGTGTCGAGCCTTGAATGACTTACGCGCAGCAGATGAGTAGTTGTGTCCGTAGCCCTTTGCTCCGAAGTGAAGTAGTTTCTCTTTACCTCCAGAGCATGCCTTGACCATCTTCTTCTTACCAGCTCGGTCACTTGACCGAACCACGTTGCACTTCATCTTGCTCTTGTCAGCCATGTGACCCTAATAGCTTCTTTTCTCCATCCCGTAGGTAGGATTCTGCTTAATCTTACCAGAATTCATTTTTGAATACGAGTCAGCTTGAGCCTTTCCAACTGCGTTGTATGGAAAAACCTTTTTCTTTCCTTTTGTGATAACTGTAGGCATTACTTCTTCACTAAAGACGAGATATGCTTACCTACAGCTTTAGCGTGGTGGTGGTTCTTGTGACGGTAAGACATCTCAGAGTCAGCTCCGTATGCGTGTCCGTACATTTTCTTTGACATTGACTTGCTCTCGTCTCTGCGATCCTTTAAAGATTGCTGGTGAGCGCCTTTATGTCTTGCTCCTAATGAGTCATCGAGTCTTGAGTTGTATCCTTGTTTTTTCATAATGGTTGTTATTTTCTTGCGTTCTTGCGTTTTTTTGCGTTCTCTATCCTTTCCATCTTGAGAGCCTGCCTCTCTGCTTGAAGTTTTCTTTTAGAGGTTGTTCTTTCTGTTTTTGCCTTCAAGGATGCCCTTGAAATTTCCCTAACCTTATTTCCAACGTCTTTCAATGCTTTAACAGCAGTCTTCCTTTTTTTGGTTTTGCTAACCGTTCCGCTGGGAGTTTTTACTTGTGTTGTTTTTTTAACATACCCGTCCTCTCTGGACTTAGTTTTCGTAACTGTAGTGGTCCCAAATTTTACCTTACGAGTCTTCTTTGGCTTCTTAGTAGGGTCAGTAGCTTTGGGGGATGTGGCTAATGGTTGTGATTCTCTATACTTCATCTTTATTTTTTTTTGAACGGTGTGCAAGCCCCCCCCGAACACCTCATTCTGTTCTTTTTTGGCTTGTTTGCTCGTTTCGGCTTTTTTCGTGCTGTAGGTTTTCTTTTGGAACCCCCCCTTGGTTTATGGTGCATAATTTATTACTTAATATTTTTTTTCTTTTTTGCTGTTGCCGCATTACTTGCCTTAACTTTCTTGTACAGTGCCTCTGCACGAGCTTTCTGTGCTGGAGATCTTTTTGCAAAAGCAGCTTTCTCCGCTGGTGTTGCTTTCTTGCGTTGAGTATTACGAGGAGATCCTACAACTGCACCAACCCACGCCATCGGCCCCATCGAAGGACTACTGCCCAACGGCTTTGATGATCGCACTGCTGTCTTCTTCTTCTTTTTTGGTTTGGGCTTGTCTTGGGCCATATCTTGTACCTTTGAGTTAATGTAATCACAAAGTTAATCAAAAATGAAAGATGACTATTTGAAGTACTGGCGTGTCGTTCGGTACTGGGCAAAGATTAAATACGGGCTAAGCTTTCCAGACCTTGAGATGATACTCTTCCTATACTCAGAAGACAAGTTCTGCAAAGACGACTTTAGTGAGTTCAACGAGCTGTTCTCGTGGAAACGCAACAGATTTGAAGACCTGCGCCAGAGAGGACACATCATCAAGTGGCGTACACAGCAGAACGGACAGAAGGCACTGTACTGCCTCTCACACCAAA